CTATTTGCAACAGTGCCCGTTTTTTAAATTAACGTCAGTTAAAACAAATCCAAATGTTACAATGGCTACTACGTTTGCATGTAAAGACATGATTGATTGAGCAGCTGTAGTCGAGGCCACCGCAAGTAAAGTGCCATCTGATAGGTAAATACCCATCTCAAACACTTCCATTGTTAAAGTGGGCTCAATACTCATTACAAAACGCAAAGTACCCGTTTCTGTATCTACACCACCACCGTTAAGAGAAAATCTAGCTAATTCATTTTTAAGAGAAGTTAGGTTTTTCGCTTCTACTGATGCATCAAATTTGCCGGTACCAACAGCAAGATGGGTAAGCTCCCCACCAAAGCTAGCAACATCACCCACTTTATTTAATGCATTCCGACCTGCGTCAGTTAAAAAGAAGTTAATAGCCATAACCCACCCATATGATTTATTGATCTATGGTAGTTATGAAGAATAGGTATTTAAGTGGGCAGTTCCATATAACTAATCATTTTCTTTTTCAGCTGCTTCTCTTAAAGCACTGAATCTTGACTTACGTTCAGCTTGTTCACGGCCTTCCGGTGTATCGTCAGTGACATTTACAGTTTCGTAAGCTTCAGTGTAGTGAACGTTTTCCAAGAATAAGAAAGCAAAAGCATCACCGATATCCGGTGATTTAATTCCCATCCGTTTCATTTCGTCTTTGCTTAAGATTTTATAACGAGCAAAGTCATCAAAACGGTATGGAACGTGGATTAACTGATCTTTAATTTTCACATTGTGTTTCTTCGTTTTTATTTTAAAACGGCCATTTGCGATTGCTCGAGCTAAGCCCACATAAGCTAATGACCGTTTATTTGTAAACTCTTTTCTATTGTCATTACTAAAACATTGTGAGCCCCAATAAACAGGAACGTAGAAAATACCTTGCTTTTTAAGGTATTGGCCTAAACCTTTACCCGCCCCGTTATCATCTACAACCAAGTTAGCATTTGGGTACTGTAAAAGTAGCTCATTAATCTTTGCAAATAGTTCTAAGATATCATCTCTGTTTTTGCATAATGGAATATCTACAACTTCTACACGGCGTGCGCGCTCTCCCCATTGCGCTTCACCCCAAACTTTAGAAACAACAATTACTGAATCGTCACGGCCAACACCACCACCAACATCAACAGTAATGACATAACCGAATTGATGGTCATCAAAAATACTCGCGCCAACATACATTTCTTCGGTTTGACGCTTCGTGATTAAGAACTCATCTGATAAGTCTGGGAATTCACCTAGTACACGAATCTTATACTGAGCATCTTCCCTGCTGCCGTATTTTTGCCGTTGTTCCTGTAAGGATTGTTCACTAACTAGTGGTGACTCTTCCCCGTTAAATGTGAGTGCAATCCAAACACCACCAGCTCGATGACTTAACTTGTGATGAGTCTCATAGAACATACCCGCGTTACGGGTAGGCTGTGAGGTCATTACTGCACGGTTGTCTTCGTGCGTTAAGGCACCAAAAGCTACATCAAGGACAGCATCATCTACACCACTGGCCTCATCGACCCAGACCATGTAGTTATCGCCGTGGTTACCAGCCAAGTTAGTAGGTTGATGTTTTGGTGCTGTCTTCGCAAAGACATACCATTTTTCTTTGTAGCCTTTGATGTATACAAGTTCAGACTGGTACCCAACATAATCAGCAAGCCAAGCCAAAGGCCCTTGCTTCAATCGTGCTAGATTGATACTGATTTCTTTCCAGACTTGTTTCTTTAACTGCCCAATCTGCGGAGCAGTAAACATCATGATTGATTCATCAAAAAACAAGAGATGCCATAAGGCAACAATACCGGCACTGGCCGTTTTACCAGTGTTGTGTAGTACTAAGTTATCTTCACCTAAGAAAAATGGATCTGGATCGAGTACAAAACCGTAATATTTGCCTTCACCAAGCTCGGCAACCGATGTGATTTTTAAAGGCTTATGTTCACCATCTATAAGCCTATAAGATGCAAACTGTTCTCTACTTTCAGGTTTTAGGTTCATATATTGAGAAACAAGCAATTCAATCTTGTCGCCCTTCGACCAACCATTACCATCGTATAAAGAGATTAAGCAAAGGATATGTGATTTATTGAATGTATGAGATTTACCGTTCTCATACTCAAACCGGTACATTTCCTGATAACCGGTTACTGTTTTAATTACATCTAGTTCTGTCTTACCATCTGCAGCGAGAATCTTATGATTTAAATTAATACGCTCAACTGGGATGAAGTCCCCATTGGCTAATTTGATTAAAGTCCCTTTTCCAAAGCAACCGTGACCTGACGCAACTGAAGTACGGCTACCATCAAATGCAATAGATTCAAAAAGTAATTCTTGTTGCCATGTGGGTTCGACACCTAATGCTTCTACGGCGAAAGCATAGATGTCGTATCGATAACGCTCACAAAGTTCCCACCATTCGGGAATTTCTTTTAATGGTGCCAAAGCCATACCGTAAAAACACCATTAATTAAAAGATTGAAAAAGGAAGCATTGTTGGATCTACTGCATCTTCTTCAAACTGATTCCCTTCAGTAATTGAAAAGCCTTTAGCAATTTTTGTACTAGCCCAAACTGCTAACAGGATTGCAATGTGGCCGTTGTTTAAGCTGCTGCTATCAAATTCTTGCTGAAGGCCGTTTTTATCGACCTTACGGATTTCAAGTACGTTCTTAGGATTGTACTGGTTCAGCTTCGGCTCAATTTCAATTAACTTTGCTCTGAAACGAGCTTGGTAAATTGAAATCACTTCTTCTAAGTGCTCTTTAGCATTGAAACTTAATTGCCAATTCTGTACTTGGTCAGGTGAATCAGTAACAACAACCGTTTGATCTCTTAAATCACTTGGTACAGGTAAATTTGAATAAACGGCAGTTTTTTGAATAACAAGTTCACCAGTATCCGCAAATGCGGCACCAATGAGACGAATTGGTTGATCAGAAAACCCAGCAACACGGCTGTCTATACGAATAATTCCAGACATTACATGTATCCTTAGCGCCGTTTACGTTCTATCTTGGTTTGACATTCAATGCAGAATTTAACCCCACCAAGTGCACGGCGGCGCTCTGGTATCTCTTCACCACATTCAATACATTCTTTTTCAGATTCGCCTTCAAAACGGCATCGCTTTGCAATTTCTTGCTGCAATAAATAATCAGCACTTTCTTGTGCCTTATCGATTAAGTCAGTCATCTATACGCTCAACTGTAATTTCACCTGTTTCTCTATCACCCTTCACACGCTGGTGATCGAGTGATGTGTACTGATCAGCTTGCACTACAACTTTGTCGTTGATTGCGGGCTGTTCCGTTGCTGAGCCGTCAGGTTCATAGCCATTACCTGTGTTTTGGTCGAATGGACCACCGAAACCGATGACGTTAGGTGTATAACCCACGAGCTGAATATCTACAGTTGAGATAGAAAGATTGATTGCTTCGCTTGGGACTGGTGATGGAAAAAGTTCATTTTCAAAAACAGTGAATGTTGAATTAAATACATGATCATTCCATTGCTGAAATGGCACATTAAAACGACGGTTATCATTGCTAGACATGTACGCGCAAAATTGCCCAATTACTGAACGCAGATCATTGGGATTGGTGGCAAAGAAAGCGATTTGAGCACGTACAGTTGTCGGCACCAGACGAACCTTCACCCGTTTCTCATCAATGACCGTTTCAATAAAATCAGGCACTGGTAATAATTGATTTACATCAGGGGGTTGGTCAGTTAACGCTGTTGCAGTAAGCATTACAGGTAAAAGCACTTTGGATTCTTCCTCATGCTTCTGGCTTTTTCTATATTCAGAAAGCATTGCTTCTGAATCGTCCATCATCCGTGACGGACATGCTTTTATAGCGTTACCAATGGCTCTCAACTTCCAGTCTGCCGTTAATTGTGTCTCAGGCATATACCAAGCACGAAAATTGACAAGCTGCTTATACCAAGCGTTTTGGATGCATTTAAGCGAATCGTTGGGGTAATTCATTTTTACCCCCATACACTAAAGATACTGCCAAAAGACTTTTTCGGCTTTTTAGGTTTCTCTTTTACATTTGGATTGTCCAAACTTTGAATGATTTGTTCAGCTTGTTGTTGTACTGAATCAAAACTCTTCACAGGATTTACCATACCCGTATAGAGTTCTTTTTTGCGTTCTTCTCTAAGTTGTTGCAGGCGTTTCTGTTTATCAAATTTTTCTGATAATTCACCCACTAATCCTTGAGCATTTCCTAACTCGGTTAATAGATGCAGCTGACTATTGATATTGTCGTATGTCTGTAAAATTTGATCTTCAAGTAATTGGGCAATAATAATTTCGGGCTGTGATAACTGTGAAATATCTGTTGCGCTATCAAAGCAAGAAACAACACCTTCTGGCTCTTCAGGAACAAATAATCCATCAAATAACTGACCATCCCCTACATTACTTGCATAATTTGGTTGTGCAACGAAATCAAAACCAAAAAAACCCGTTGGAATTAAACGGCCACCGACATTCTTGTAATTGACTGATGTGCTAAAACCACCCGCTTGGGCTTTATAATCTTGTAATGCGATCTCACCAGGCTCGTTATCATAAAACTCTTCTCGGTGTTCAACTGTTCCATCCTTTGAAGCACGTAATTCAATTGTTTTAAACGCCCGTGAAAGATATACAACTTTACCTTTAATGATCACCGTTTCAGGCGGCACCATACCATAGCGCTGTCGAATTTGATGACCGTAAAAACCTTGTAATGAATTAGTAGCAACCATTTCTTGTACATGGTCACTGTTGATCAAGTTGACCATTGCATCTACATCGACATTACTTCGATCAACACCGGTAAATTTACGGCATCGGTCATGTAAGTTGTAAGATAGAACTTTTGTCTTTCTATTTTTGCTAGCCATAAAAAAGCCCCAATGCTGTGATTGAGGCTATTGTTTCAGTTGTTCTATAGTTGAAATTTAATCAGTTCCAAATCAAATCTTTTGATCAAACTCAATCAATTCCAATAGCTTGTCATGCTGTTTATCTTCAATGGTTGCATCAAAGATGTATCCACTTTTAAGTGAGATAAAAACGTCATAAAAGCTTTCACTAACCATGCCGCCTCTATGTTCACTTTGGGAGACTTGCAAACAATCCATTTGAGATAAGTCAATTAATTGAGAGCAACCACGCTTTCGACAAAAAATACTTAAACGCATACATCACCCCATTACTTAACAAGTGTGCCTTCAACACCACGAGCACGGCGTTCAGCTGTACGCTTATTAAATTCTTCTAGCGCACTTTCCATATAAATAATGGCTTGTTTGTTGAACTCACTCGGAAATTTTTCATCCAAGGTTTTAGTACGGTGAATAAGTACTTTTAACAATGCTTCACTGGTAACCCCATTCACACCATGTTCTGGAATTGGGCCATCCTGAAAATGAATACTGATTTCAAAATCTTTTGCATTTTGGTTTTCAGGATTTGCTGAAATCTTATAGTAATGGCCCTGAGCATATTCCGTGATGCCTTCAACCACTTCCCCTTTAATAACTTTATCAATTTCTTGTGGTTCTAATTCATGGCTTGCATATCCTAAGAAATGATCAATTAATAAGTTTTCTCCCTGACCATTGATAGGTTCTGCGATTCCTACTAAAACATTGTCTTGAGCTTGTTGCATATAAAAAAGTCCTGAACTAATGAACAGGACTATGAAATCATTTTGTATTTGAGCGCTAACTCAACAGTTCCAATTGAATTAAAGGAAGTTATAGACTGCATAAGGCTTAGCTGCTATTGCCGCTGCAAAGCTTGTAGTGCCTAAATCTCTATCAAACGCCATTGAGTGAACTTTAACGACAATATTTGCTGGTACTAAACGCCGTAATATCGGTGACAGCTCTACCACTTCATTTGCATCAACTGTTTTATCTAAAACAATCCTAATCCGACTTGTTAAGAAGTAATTTGGCTTTTCAAAATCAGACAAATAGGCTGGATATTCTTTTAGCTTTTCCAAGCTGTGCCATAGCCGGATAATCTGAAAATGATCTTTCCCCCACAACATTCGTAAAACAAACTCTAAAAACGCTAATCCTCTTTTATTACCCATGCTGCTCCAATTGGCATAGATAATTCGCATTAACGTGTCAGAGGTGTTATTTCGGCGTAATACAACAAGTCCGTTTTGTTTAGAGAACCGTTCTACAACTGTTTTACTACCGATATGAGGACAACCGTAATCCAATAAATCTTGAATGGACTGCTCAAAGTTTTGTGCAAATACTTGTTTAAATGCTTTAGCAAGTGCGGTTTGCAAGCCCGTACTCACATAGTGTTCATCGATAGGCCGAGTAAAGCTTATAGGGTCCATGTAGCCCCCGAAATATCAGCGGTGCGTTCCAACTCAACAGTAATGCTGTCTTTTGTCACATACACCCACTCATTAGGCTTATTCAACTCATTTGAAAGCATAATGGTAAAGTCACTCATCCGGTCTTGGAAAGCCACAATATTGTCATTAATCAGCTTCCCCATTTCTTGCGTATTAAAGCCATTAACCAGCCAACGACTTGAGCTCAATGATTCACGCCCGTATCGTTCTACAAGTAATTCTTTGATCTGTGTCTTAACCATATCTGTGTTATGTACAGAAGCCAAAGAGCCTTTAATTTTTACTTCAATTGGCTTTTCTACAACTTCATGTACATTCACTTTACCTTCATACAAGTTATCGCAATAACCAATATACCGACAGATATCTTGTTCTAACGTTGCTTGTTCAGCTGGGTTCTTGGCAACCACCACAAGGTTTAAATGATTAATGTCGCGGTATGTAATGGCAAAGTGTTGCTCTTGCAAAGTTTCATTCCAAACAGAAATAAACTGTGCCCGTTTCATGAATTTTTTACGGACCGCATAGTCAAAGTTGCCCAGAAATACAGCATCTTCATCGTAAAGCGATGGATAGCTTGATAATAAACGTAATTCAGATACAGCTAACGGATCTACGCCCTCTCTAATCACTCCACCAGCTTTAAAACGCACTGATATGCGTTGTTCATCATTAGAAAGTACGTCAAGTAAAGCAGCATCTTTTAAACGATTGACATCAACTTCCCCGTATGTCTCAAGAATTCCAATTATTACCGTTTCATTGGCTTGCAGAGTACGACCAGCTCTCTCAGAATCGCCAAACTCAATAAACAATCTTCTTAGATTATCTGTAGTAACTGTTACAGCATATTCACCTGGTTCAACATTCATCCAGCGCGGCTTAATTACATAGTTATTATTGCCCTGCTTAATCGAAATATTTGCAAGTGAAAGGTCCTCTAAAAGGTCTATTCGATATTTATGGAACCCTTCAGTAACTGGTACTACATATTTAATTTCACGGTATTCACTTTGTTCGGCTATTACTTCCGCCGTCTCACCAGCTTTAACAGTAATGGATTGAAGCAACCGCCACACTCTACCGCCGCTATGGTCCTCAATCATTCGCCCTTGACTTAAGCTCACAGCATTTGTTGACCGGTTAATGATTTCAATTAAGTGCTGACACGGCGTACCTATAGGCAAAATGCCTTTATTTGTAGCATCCGCAATAATTGAGCGGTCACGTGTTTTGGTAAATGGTTCAATTGAAGCAATATCGATTTCTGGACCAAATGCAGTCAAAAAACTAGCCATAGAACGCAGCTGGTGAACGACAAGTGGATCTTGAGCTTTATAGCGTTCCTGAATCTCATAATCATCTATCGCTGCTTGGAGCTGGGCTTCAAAATCAGCTTGCGTTAATGTCATATGTCTCACCTGTTACTGATTTACCCAATCGGTCTGCTACTTGGTTAAGATCTATATTCACATTCATGATGCTTAAATGAATATGAACCGTCTCAAATCCTTCGGTTTGTGAATACAGGGCTAATTGGTCAGAGTTAAGCTCAGATAATATTGGTAGATCCTTTTTCATCTTAATAAGAAAACTATCTGCCACCCTCGAGTCTAAAGGTGCCATTAGCAAATCATAAAGAGGTGCACCAAAATCAGAACCATACTTCCCATTGACCGGATGATTAAGCCAGTACTCAACCATGTCTAAAATTGTTTTAGATGTGATCATTAAGAAGTTGCTCTATTACTGAAAATCATCAAAAGCTTTACTAGTATTGCAGTGCCGATCTGGTAAGTTGAAAAAATGGTGAAATAGATTATGAATATCCATAATGAAACGCTTAATGCATCAAAATATGAAGCAACGTTATAGATTCGCCAATCAACAAGAATAATAGTGATCAATACACATGCCATACTTATGAAATACATATATCTGATTTCTTTAAATAAGAGGCTTATAGGCACATGACGGAATTGTTTAATATACGCAGCTTTATTCTTGCTATTCCATCCTGTAACAACGGAAAGATAAGCTAAAAATGCAAGAATTAAGACAATATCAATACCGATTTGAATTTGCATAAAAAACACCCTTAATACAGTTCTTATTAAGGGTATTGCTTTTGTATATATGTAAGCGTGAATGGTTCCATATTTGAAAATAGGAAAAGCATGGATTATTATATATACAAAGCCCGCTCCACTTATGACACGAGAACGTATAGGGTCATAAGTGTAGGTTAGAAGATGTCGCAACCCATCTCTAACTACCGGGCTTTTTTTAATGCACTTCAAAAGCTGTAAGCAGCCATGCATTACTACCTTCTCGCTTAATCAATGACGCTTCATGCGAATTAAATACAATATTTATTCTTGTAGATAATCCACGTTCTGTACGCCGTTGTGTACTACCTTGAGCGATTGTTTGCACAATAGTATCCACAAGCATATGCACAACTTCATCATATGTCATGCCATCACTTTCCATACGGCGCTTGATAATATGCTTAATGCCCTGTTTATCACTGCCATACTCAAAATCCACCCAGCCTAGATCATTACGATACATAGCTCTATGCACTGTGGTTTTTTCCATAATGGCTTTGTTCATTGCAGCTTTACCACGTGTGATATTTGCTGTAACTGATTTGATTGGACTCGCACTATCAAATTCAGGCTTTCCCAGTTCGGATTGACCAGCCTCCGAACTTATACCAAGTTGTTGCTTAGCATGTTCAATTTGTTCCTTCAGTTGGTCACGCTGAGCGGTTTGTTTTGCTAAATCTTCATCTAGCTTTTGTTCTTGTTCTTGTACTTCTTTAATTTTCTGATCTACAGAAGTACGGCGCGGCGGCAAACTGACTTTATCCCGTTTATTTTGTTCTTGAATCTTTGATTGTGCTTCACGGATAAGTTTAGCTACACAACTCACGGCGTTTTCAAATGTTGGCTTATAGTCATCACTAAAATCGCCTGATAACACAATTACTTTGTCGTTCAGTTCGGCCTTGACCACATCTGCTAAAGCTCGAACATAAAGTGTGAGCGTAGCGCCACCTGAAAAGAAAAATGCAACTGGTAAAACGCTAACACCAGCAACACGCTTAATTTTGCGAAATTCTGGTGTAACAATCGTTTGGCCTGTTGCTTTTTCTAATGCCGATTGAATCTTTTTAATGTATGGAGTGGAAGCTGTAACAGCTGCAAGATTAAGACTGCCCATGAAAAATAACCTCATATCAATGAGGCTATTTTGATATTGCTAAAACCTAAATAATGATAAAGGTTCCATCCAAGTTTCAAAGCATTGCACTTAATTAAAAATATACTACACATATCATCTAATTAAATGATACAACTGAATGATAGGCCACAAAGAATGGCTGAAACATCATTAATTTATTTACACGGAATTTTTAAATGTATTTTGTTTATGAAGGTCAAAAGATCACCCTTGACCCAAATAAGATTCAACAATTTGGCAATAACTTAGTTTATGCAGACACACTACTGTGCAATACAAATGAATTAATTGTTAGTAAACATAATGGTCAAGAAATCTCAATTTCTACTAAAAAATTTACACCCTTTTTTAATGCTACTTTTCCTCAAATGAATGTTCAAATCCAGTGGCTGAATATTCAAAAGACTGCTGAGTTAAACACGTTAATCGATATCGATAATTCTCTAGTTAATAACAAAAACGATAAGATTCCATTGACACTAGCTCAACAGAAAGTTCTCAATGTAAAAAATCCAAAAACTTTTGATTCTCGCTATGAAAGAGAATTAATTATTAAAAATCTCTCTAGAGCAATTCAAGATTTTGTGAAATGAAAAAAGCCAGCTAATAGCTGGCTTTTTATTAGGGGAGTCCTATTTAGACATCTTTATATTTTGATAAGCCCTTATCGATTCACAGGTTCGAAAGGAAAGCGTTTTAAAACCTTCCCAAGTTCAAGCACCTCATCTTTATGAAGAAAATCCCACAATTGATTAAAGCGTTCACGCAATTGCACAACATTAACTGGTGTGTGGTGTAGTGAATATTGCTGTACAGAAACTGCTCCGCTTTCTTGAATCGATATCCAAAAGTTTTTAGGTCCTTTTGGAGATTGATACTTTAGCTCCTCACCTAATTGCTGTGCAATGTCATAAGCAAGAGGGTTTTCTAATGCTGGATAACGAGCAGCGAGATTATCTACAAACTTTTCTAAACGTTTAAGTGTATCTGTTTCAGCTGGAACTAGCTCTTGTAACGGCAAGAGCTCAAGATACTGCTTCGCCTCATCAAAATGGATTGAAAGCAATTGGCTATATTTAGCAATTCCAAAGTGGCGATTATGACGAATCCACATTGAAGCTCTTAAGCTTCGATCCCTCCCTGCACGGCGATCAACTATCTCGTGCAGTGCATTTTGTTGTTCTGGAGAAATGGTTAAGCGTTGGTTTATTGCTTGCCCTTTAGTCCAGTATTCCCACAGCACATCGTCGCACTCTTGCTGGTACATGATCACAGTATCTCGAATTTCGGGATTAACCTTGTTTGGACTTATAGTCATTAACCATCCAAAAAGCTTACGAACAGGTAAACAAACCATATTGTACTGTTTACCATCTTTTCCAGTTGTCACTATTTCAGTGATAACTGAACTAAATCTTTGTTTTAACTTTTCATATTGTGATTGCCATGTGAGGCCCATTCCTTCAACAATTGGGCGCATGGCAGTAAATGGCTGATTGTTGAATTCAATAATTACTAAATCAGCACTATGAAAAGGTACATTAATTTGTGTTAAAGTACGCATGTTGTTGCTCCTATGCAATGACAGGCCTCGTTTTCTTTCCACGGACTGCGAGGCTTTTTTGTGGTTAAAAATTTACATATTGTTCTTCTGTTAGATTACTTAATAAATTAAAAAAAGTAGGTCGAGTTTCCTTAGTTAATTTCTGTCTAGGAAATTCACTTAATATTTTGACTGCTTCCACAGGATCTAACTGTGAAGTAAATGGAACTGATAATTGAATAAATGATGTTTTATCTGTTTCCAAAGCTGTATCCAGCACATCTTTTACTTCATTGTAGCGCGGCTTCCTTTGCGCGGTTAGGAAAAGTCCATCAAAAATAATATAAATCTCGTTTAATCCTGGTAATTGGACTTTCGCAATTGCTCCCATGAGGGGCAAATTAGTTTCAGGCCCGTCATCTCTACTAAACCCATCAGTAGGTGTACGATAAGTCGCAAATAAGATTACTTCTTGACAATTAGGTAGCTTCAAATAGTCGAGCAAATTAAGACAATTTCTCGTGGTATTACTTTCGTGATATCTGTGAGCAATTATTAAATCTTCATTATTGTAGAGCGAGGCAAGATAATTCGCATAGGGTAAATATCTTTGGCAAGATTTGGTTATGTAATCTGATCTAGAGGAGAAAAGATTTGAGTTATGTACTTTATCTTTTAGAAAGTCATCAATTTTTCGTGTTAAAGATATGGGAATTGTAACGTTAATCTTTTCAGTCTTTTCCGCATAGATTGATGTATCAATTGTTATGACATGAAAAAAAACATCTTTATCACGTTTTTTAAATGTTACTGAATTAATTTCAGTCGGCTCAGGAATATCAAGACCTTGGTCACTTAGAAAATCAAAATACTCAAGCGTCTTCTCATATACCTTCCTAATCACCTCGTCATAACTGGAACCAGTAGCATTAATATTCGGTTTATCAAAAAGTGCAGCCTCATAAATATCTTTTTTAAAGAAAGACTTAGATTCTGTAATCTTTACAGCAACTGTATAGTTTTTCACCAAGAACTCCTTTTGAATGATATTTCAGATTTTTAGACACCTTTTTTAATAATAGTTCTAAAAAAAATATTGTCAACAAATTTAAAATCAAATAGTTATTAATAAAAATTCAACTTATTGAAATTATTAATTTTAAATTTATAACCCCAAGATTCCAAAATTAAAGATTTATAGAGTTACAACTCTATACTGTGATTTTATTTGCTTCACTTACGTTAAGTTAAGTTAAGTTAAGTTAAGTTAAGTTAAGTTAAGTTAAGTTAAGTTAAGAATAGATCAAGTTATATGAAAAAAAATGCCGTGATAACTATCACGGCGGTTTTTCTTGATCATATTGGAAAAATCACAAACCCTTACATGGATTATTTAGAGGTGTCACAGTAGCAACACTACTTGCACTTCCACCCAATTGTTTATACTTGGCAAAGCTTTGATTTAGAGTTTTTTGCCCATACTCGATCCGTTGAGCAGCTGCATAACGCCTATCTAAACGAGTGACACCGCTAAAACTTTGTAACCTATCTTCTTCTTTTAAAACGTCTTGTGCAACTTTAATACTATTTCGTGCACTAACAACATTAGAGGATTCTATAAATAGCTTATAATTATTAGTACTTTTGCATAGATTAATTTTTTGTCTATTTTCCCGCTTCTTAGCATCAATTAAACGGGCTTGTTCCTCCCTCTCCGCATCGGCTCGATCTCTTGCTTGTTTTGCTAAACGGATTTCTTCTTCCCATTCCTCTTTTTCCCGTTCTTTAGCATTCTTTTTATTAATTGCTTCAATATATTCAGCCTCTCTTAACTCACTAACTTTATTTAAGTACTTGTCATAAGCCATCATAAATTTTTCACCACAACTATTGGCAATAAAACGATGGCGCATTTGAAAAGTTTTTACTAGATTGTTTTTGCTATTTTCATCTAATTCAGGATTATTGATTCTAGCAATGTCAACTAAATCATAATAAATGTCCACATTTACATCTGAAGAACTATATATTCCTTGCTTATATATCAAATTATTAAAAATTGAATCTGAATAGGCATCAGGATTTGGCGTTCCCTGTAAGGCTGCAATTTTATATTGTGTATCTAATATTACATTGCCAGTTGTCCTTTTATAGAACTTACAACTTTGCTTAGAATCTAAACCATATTTTTCTCGTAAAAGAACATAAAGTTCGTCCATGCCACCATAAGACACTTCAGGGTTTGTACTTAATAAATCACAACTAAAAATACAAAGTTCACTAACTACCTTTGTCGAATTAATATTTTCACTGTTGGTAGCAATTATTTGTTTATTCAGAATATCATTAACACTTGTAGCAGCTTGAACATAACTTGAAAAAGCTGCCGTAACTAAGAAAGATAATTTTAATAATTTTAAAGTCATATATATCCCAAAACTAAACGTCTAATTTCCCCATTCCAATGCCGCCAGTTAGAGCATGAGCAAGGAAACGATCACTAACATTCTGCCCGATGTTACCATTATTCTGATTTACAACAACAACTTCCTGTGGGTTAGGAGTATTTAAAGGTTGCTTAAACGGCGTGACATTAGTTAATAATCTATTTTGATTATTTAATGAAGGTTTTGCTTTTGTAGTAGCTTGGGGAACGATAGCTTTTTGGGTGCTTAAAACACTAGCAACTTTAGCTCTTGTATTTTCCACAATATGACTTGATTTCAAATCTGATACAGCTGGGGTATTTTCTTTAGGTAGATTAGTTTTCTGTTCCTGAACGGTTTTATCAATGTTAGCTCTGTATTTATATTCCTTTTCTAAATGCGGTCTATAATCAAATGACTTCCCATTGCGAAGCTTTGTTTGCCCATACGCCCATCTTACATATTTTGTGCCGAGAACTCGGGCAATATCTTCTTTTGATGCATTTGGGTTTTTCTGCATATAAGCTTTAACTGAAGCATATTCTGGATTCGTTTCGATTTCATGCTTCATAAATGCACCTTGTGCATCTAAAGCTGCTTGGCTCCGTACCATATTACCGTTTGCATCAAGTAATCCCCTTTCCTTCATATATGCCGTAAGCCGGTCTTTACGAGCTCCTTGCCAAGAAATCATTCCCATATTTATTCCACCAGCTTTATCTTGATGTTTACCAAACAAGTATTCATCTCGATAATCATTTTCTCGACCAACGGAAGCAGTTAAACCAGCAGCCCAATTATCATTAAAACCTGCTTTCTTCATAGCATTGTAAACTGCAAGTTGCTTTTCCTTAGTTTTTTCACCAATTGGAGAAATAGTTGATCCATAAGCAGGTACATTTTTATTTGCTCCAAAACCCGGCTTATAAACTCCTTGCCCAATGCCCCATGTGGGAACGCCGTCATGAAATGGATTAAAGCGATTAAATTTATCCTTAATGAAATCTAAGGTATCACTAGCAGTATCTTTAACACCGTCTACAACTTTTGATGCTGTACCTTTTGTCAGTTCAAAAGCATTGGTTGCATAGTTAACAAACCCTTTCCAAGCAGTATTAATAATACCTGGTACATCTGCAGCAATTAATGAATCTGTCCACTCTTTAAAATACGGCGCAACTACGGTACCTAGCTTATTCCCAATCCAAGAACCAGCCATACCACCAATTAATGTTCCAACTGGACCAAATAAAGACCCGACAGTACCACCAATTACTCCACCCGCAAGACTACCAACAGTACCGCCTTTTTCTTGTGTGCTTTGTTCATTCCAATCTAATAATGATGCACCAGCAGCCAATGCACCTATTACGGGTAGACCACGGCCAAACTTAAGAAATTTACCTAAGCCCTTTCCTAATTTCCCTACACCTTTCTTTCCTTTGCCTAGAGCACCACCTAGAAGCCCACCACCAGCAGATAACACGGAAGTAAGCAATTTCCCTAGAGAACCTAACAAACCACCCTTAGACGCCAAATTATCGGCAATACGCTGCAATAACTTTATTTGTTTGCGGTTATGGTTCTCTTGTTCACGAGGTAATGGCTCATTTCTCTTTTTACTACGCATCAATCCAGTTAATGGCCGCAAAGCTAATCCTGCTGCACGGCGTACAGGTGAAAGTAAATGACCAACTTCATTGATTGCGTCAACTGTAGGATCTACACCTTGTGTTGAGTTCGGCATTACTCCTTTAATCGCCGTAGATATCGTTTGGGCAACTTTACGAATTGATGATTGGTTTTGGGGTTCATTAGGGTTTGATACAAAACGGCCTTTTTCGTCACGCTCTGGTACACTAGGATTTACAATTTTTGATAAGTCATCATGACTATTAATTTCTATAGCTGGTTTTAAACTCTTAGGTTGGTTAATTTGTTTCTTTTCTACAGTCTTAAGGTCATCAACTGATTGCTCCAATACACCTGCAAAGTCTTTGACAAGCTTGTCTGCAACAACAAATGCTTGAGTGATTGGATTTGCTTTTTCTTTTAATAAATCTTCAAAATCTAAAGTTTGTCTATTATTGACAGCATTAAGCATCTTTTGAAATTCAGTCAGTTTAGGCTGAGGCTGTGCGAGCTGTACTTTTTGCTCTTCAAAGCTTTGAGTAAGAATATCTATGATCTTCTCAATATTTGAATCAATCGTACTTACTTTTTTTTCAACTCGTTTCATACCAATAATGAAACCAAGTTCATCATAAGATAAAACTGGATTATTGTGATTTGAATCTGTCATAACAAAAATGCCCCATACTGATATAGGGCATTTTGAATCATAATTATTTTTGAATTTTTAAGTGTTCCAACCAAAAATTTAATTAAAACTTAATCTTTAGAAAATAATTATTATGATCCAAAACATCTAATTCAATTTGGTATCCTAGATCGATTAGGGACTGTTGTAACTCATTGACTACTGCCATTGTAGCTCTTGATTTTGATAAGGTGAAAGTCATTTCTTTCTGTCCTTTTGCGGCAAGAGAAGTAATAAATACACCTACTTCTTGTTTCAATTCCTCAAGTGTAGATGGCTGTGCAGATTCTGAGATTTTAGCTGCTTCTGCTGCTGAAATAAGGGTCATAACTTAATACTCTATTTAATTAATGATTTTAAGCACTTTGTAAAATATAAATGCCACATGCATTATAATTAATAGAAAGATAATAATTTCAATGGTGTAAAGTTTTATATAAAATCTATTCATTTTTATCATCTGGCTCTACTTCACCTGCTTCAATTAGCGCTAACTTACGCATAAACGCCTCTTCTTTTTTCTTCTTCATATTAGCTTTAGCGATTGCCATTCTTTCTTCAGCACCCGAAATAACAGAACTACGCCGTGCTTGAACTTCCGACTGGTCTTTAAGATCATCTACATCTAAGCCCCAGAACATTGCTTCTGTCTTGGCAATGTTAGAAATGCTGATACTTTGCTTAACGTTTAAATCTACAACTTGACATATAAGTCCCATCTTGAACTTGACTAATGCTAATTGTTCCTCAGTTGGATTATTTAAATTCAGTACTTCATCTCTAATATGAATAACACTATCGATAGTGTCTGTAATTAACTCTCCAAGCTTATGAGCTCTTATACGGTTGTTTTTGACAACCAAAGCTGACTTTAGATAGTTCTCGTTGACTGTAGAACGGCCACCGTTGTTATGACCACTATTTTTTGAGTTTTGACTATTAAATTCAGCAATATTTGACGTTTTTTTGACAGAATTTTGACTATTACTTTTTACAGTTTTTTCAGTATCTTGTGTATCTTCTTGACCATTGTTTTTTTTGGTCAATTTTTTAATCTCTTTATTAAGCTCCTGAGCTGTCTTTTTGACTAGAGATTTAGCTTTCTTTTTCCATTTCTCCGCAAGTGCTTTACGGCGTACAACGGATGGCGAAGGCATCTCACAACCGAGTTCTTCGCCAACCTGATCAACTAAACCTTGCCACGTAATCTTAGGAGAAGATTCATAGACTTCTTTTAGCCGGTTCCAAATTTCTTCCGAGTATTCAATCTTGCGAGCCATTAAAGTCTATCCCTTATTCAGTAAATAGACCTATTTGTTTTACTTCAGCTATAGCTTGTTGCTGTAAAGAAGCCTTGCTAAAACGTTTTTTATTTTGGATCAGATCAATTAGAGCTTTTTGCTGTAAATCGTTCTCTTCGCGTTGGAATACATCATCGATAGCCATTTCTAAGTTACGGATTTGTTTCGCACGATTTTGTTCACACTCACGCACTATACGCATGAGGGTGTGAAGTTCAGGTAAAACCTTTTCTTGGATAGACTGTTCTTGAGATAAACATGCTTGAATAAGCCCCTTTGAGGCTTCAAGTAACTCAACCGTTAAGGCTTTAGGGAAAGAAGTAATATGCTGTGCCGCAGCCATACTCAATTGAAATGCCATAGCTTGAGTATATTCACTCATCATTTCACCAAGACTGTTAAACAGAATACCTGCTACAGAAGCTGTTTTATCTAGTTCCGGTTCAATCGTAAAACCAAGAATCCAGTCAGCTGAAACACCATATTTTTGACATAGCAAAGAAAGTAATTCTGCATCTGGCATTAACTTACCATTTTCGATTTCACTCATTCGATTTTTATGCGGTGTACCGAATATTTCTAATGCTACGTCTTCTTGACGTAATTGAGCCATGTCACGCGCCATTGCAAGTTTTCTTCCGATAAGTACTCGACGTTGCAAATCGCTCTTTTTCGCCATTTAAATGCTTCTCCCAGCTAACCAATCAAAATCTACAGTTTTTGACAACCAATCAGTTTCATCAGTAAAAACGCACGAAAGCCAGACACAACCCTCTTCACATGGTTCTGCCAGCTTAATTTGTTCACTTATGAAAATATTGTCGTCTTTGAATAACAAGCCATCACCTTTGACACTATCAATTAGTAGTTTTGGATAGTTATCAATATCAAATCGTGGATAAGTTTTAGCGCTGTAAGAACGAGTTTTAAGTGGTGGCTGAACAATTAACCGTATTTCACAAAGTTGATCGATAGCTTTTAACTTAAGTGCTCTAAACATAGGTCCATATTGTTTTTGAACCTTGTCCTTATACTTTTTAGCACCTACTGAAAGACTATTTCTTTGCTTTCCGTTCTGATCAATTGTAGCCCGCCAAATCTCGTTAGCGCTTAATCCATAAGGCAATTTGATTGTGATGTATTGCTTACCAAAAATGATAACACCACCTGTACTTCCCCTATACACACTATTTTCACCATCATTTTCTTTTTCTACATGGCACGGGAAAAACACATGTTTATTTGAGCTAGCTTTATGCTTTTTAACTTTGTTATTACCTGATGAAACACTGAAATCCTTAAAGAATTCCTGTCTTTTATTATTGGAGAAAAACTCGCTCCACTGACGGCGGTTACTTTTTTTAATCATAACGACCTCAAATCAAGCAAGTAAGATTTACATAAACTTGAAGCTCTTCTTGCATGACATAATCCTTAAAAACACTTAGTTCCAGAATTATTAACCGTTAGATTTATTTAGAAGTACCCTTGTTCCAATTCATTATTTTTGTTTGTAAAAAAATGCTCTCTTTTATATATGCAAAATATATTGATCCTCAAAAAAACATCGAGCTGGTCCTACTTACCAATGTGTCAGCACTTTTAGGATAGGGGCCCCTATCATTTCCTTCTTTTTAGTAATTTAATATCCAAACCCTTTTTACGTAGGATTTGCATCACACACCAAAATTTTAAAGGCCACATCTAGTTTCCCTTTATTATAAAATTATTACCTAGGGGTTGTTTAGAAATCTAAAACTTTTATAACTCTTACTCAGAAATTCTCTTTTTCATCAACCATAAATTACATAAAATATTATATTTATCCACAACTTAAATAAGCTTGATTCTTTAATTGATAAACTCACTAGAATAATATTTCTTAAAATAATAGGAGTATATTGACAGAAAAAAGCTAAAATATTACTCTCTAAAAGTTTTCTTCATAAAAAAGCATCAAAAAATGAAAACTATCATCGTAGCTTTTGTACTCTCAGCAATTTTGATCATTCTATCATTTTTATTTTACATGATTATAAAAACCCATTATAAGAAATAACAAAGAATTAAAAAAGCTCATTTCCGAACCAGAAATGAGCTTATGAAATCCACATAAACCTGAAATACTAAGTATGGCTACTTAGCAATATTAAATTAAATGAATTTCTTTGAAGAATCAATATTTTTTTTAAAAAAGTATCTAAAAAAATTTAAAATTATTACAAATATTATAATTATAGCTTTTAGCAAAGTTAATTTCTTTGCTGCTACAAAAAAGTAAAAGTTCAAAAAGAATAAAACTTCTAAAATTAGTTAACGGGACTAAGAAAACTATTTTTTAAAAGTTGCTTTATAATGTTTGGAATTAAAATAATTTACAATCTCTTCCCCATTATTTTGATTTTTTTCTAAATTTAAGGTTAAAAAATCTAATTCCGATTCCAAATTTATAAACTCGGGAATATATTCTTTGATAGGAGGGGGTGGCTTAGGGCCCCCTTCAGTAATTTTTTGAATAAACCCAGCTAACCATAAAATGTATTCTTCTCTTAAATTATAAGAAGGAATCAAACTTACATCAATCTTTACCTTACAATCATTTTTACTTTTACTCAGTACTTCATTGAAATCAATAAAATTATATTTCAGCTTATATTCTGTACCCTTAATTTCTTTTCGAATCACCTTCATAAGAATATACATATTTTCTAAAACATCTTTAGAAAATAGTTTTTCATTTTTCATTTTTTTGTAAATAGTCTCAGCAAGAAAAAGATATTGTGGCATGTTACAAATTCCATTTCATAATTTCCTCTTATTCTATAATATAGAATTATTAAATTAATATTACAAGAATTTACTCAAAGTTTTTTATTTTAAATTTTGAAGTAATATCAAAATATTAAGATAGTAATTCCTAATAAAAAGGTCTATTTCTTTTTTAAGAAATAGACCTAGCGAAAAAAGCGCTCAAACCTAAAAATGGCTGATTTAGTATTAGCTGCCCTTATTCAAGTTGGTACTATTAAGTAATTTAGAAAATGCTCAATTAACCTCTCTCTTTAAATTTCTCTGCTTCCATCTAGTCCCTACATCTTATGAAATGGACCCCATATTGCATTCATATTCTTGAGCTGCTTCTCTTCGTAGTTAAGCCTTTTTCTGATTAGCTTGAACTTGGGTCGGGGTTAGCTTGTTTGGATTGTATTTTTTTGAGCGTTTTTTGCTGGTTGCTTTAGATTTCATTTGCACCCACCCCCTTTAGCTCTTAACTTTTCAGCAACTAAACGATCAGCTACACGCTTAACTCGATTCCAAACAAAGTTGTGATCAATTTCAGAACGACCTTGATAAATACGTTCAAGTTGAAATGCCGTAACTGAATAATCCACTTCTAAGGCCAGTAAATCCCAATCTTCATTAAAAGCTGTAGCGTAGGGAGTCAATTGGCTTTTCTGTGCCAAAATACGCAATTGGCGAGCATCTGGACCACGTTTTACAACTGGTTTTGGCTTAGATTTGATTAAACCAGTGGAAAGCGCCCATTCAACACAAGTTTCGCAACGACAACATAAACGCTTATACATAGGTCCTGTGCCGTGAGGCATATTGAGATCACGCCCTATAGACTCAACGTGTCGAATTTTATTACCAGGATGTTTCAGCCATTTCTTAACTGCTTTTTCTAATGCTTTTCGCTCCTTAGATTTAGCTGCTACGTTTGAGTAAGCAACTAATGCATATTCAGATTTTTTCATATCAACAAATGCGTTCACTGTGCTTTACCTCCACCTATACGAGCATCATCCCAATCACATTCCACAATATCTAAGCCATCATGTTGAAATCTTGACCAAAGCCGGTCCCCAAGATCTTCGCGGACCTCAGAAAGACTTAGGTTTGAAATCACAACTGTTGGCTTCAACTCGTCATAACGAGTGAGTAGAACCTTATGAACACTCTCAAGAAGTTGAGGACGTTTTTCAGCACGGTCATGTAAACCGTATTCATCAATAATTAATAAATCTTTTTTTACATAGCGTTTTAGCGCTTCATCTTCACTATCACCGCTACGGCGATAGGCACCCGCGATATCTTCAGCTAGATCTGCAGACGTAATGTAAATAGCTTCCCAGTTCTTAATGATGATATTTTTCAGAATTGATGAACCTAGATGTGTTTTACCCGTACCAGTACGGCCGACAAGAAGTAAATTTCGAAAAACACCTGAATTGAAATCCATAGTGAACTTTTCACAAGTTTTACGAGCTTTGTCTTGTCCTTTGTGAGTTACTGCATAGTTGCTAAAGCCGCTATTTACATGTCTTTTAGGGATACCAGCTCGAGCCATTTTCAAATTTAAAATACGAATATTCTTATCGCTTTCATATTTTTCATTTGACTGCTTCATGATTTTTTCAACACAAGACTGACAAACGATTCGACCATGTACATTGATCATCTGTTCTTTGTGGATTTTACAGATCTGGTTTGTATGGGAAATTTTATATTCCAATTTTTGAGGCACTGCGTTCATATCAATTCACCCTTCACAGCTGTGTGAGCAACCGGTTCATATTTCTTTGGCGCGCCCCATTGATCATTTACATTGCGTGGTAACGATTGATGGTTTGACTGTTGACCGGTAGTCATTTCGGGTTTTTCGTTTAGGTACCAAGATGCTTTGAAGGCACCCCAAGGATTTTGTCTTTTCAAGCAATATTCGACGGCTTGCTGAAGTGTAATTCCTGCTTTTTGGGCTTCATTCAAAAGTGCGTCAAAAGCGTTTTCGGTGTTTTGAGCTTTCTTGGCTTTACGAACTTGTAAGAACTCAGCAGCGTCTTTCTCAGGTACACCATTTTTTTTCAAAGCACTCTTGAAACTAAATTTTGCTTGAGTCGATGAATCAACTTCGCCAACGGCGGAGTTGTTATTCCCTTCTGGATTCAGTGAATCAGGATTCAGATTAAGGGAATCAGGATTCAGATTAAAGGAATCAGGAATCAGGGCGTTTTGGTCTGAGATAGAAACAGTTTTAGAACCGTTATCCAACTGTTCTTGAGTGTTCACACTACTGTTTGCTTGATTCGATTCGTTATCTTGATAACTGTTTTCAATATCAGAACCAGTATTTTGAGGGGCAAACGGACCTGTTTTATCGTAAAAATGCTTTAAATCAGCTTTATTTAACTGAATTGCCTTTCCAATAATTGTTTTGTTTTTTGGATTACGCTGATAGACAGTGTAGATGCCATTTCTGTCAGGTAGCTCACTATCTTTCTCAAGACCATGTGGGTTTTGATGTTTAACAAAGTTAACGATATGGATAACATCAATACCATCAGCGTTATATAACTCGATAAAACCGAACTTAGAAATGTTCTCTAACTGTTCTGCAACGTTTATATCGTCTGCAGGAAATAAAGACATTTTGATTTTCTTAGGTCGATTTTCGAGTCGGCCTTCGCGATCTGCTAAAGTCCAAAGCCCTATAAAAAGCAATCGTGCTTCATATGGTAATTCAATAATGTCTTCATTCATAAAGAATGAGGGCTTAATATTTCTAGATCTTGCCATTTCTTAAGCTGCCTCATAAAGGTGTTCATGTGCAAAATTTGCACGTACTAAAGCTTCAGAGAATTGAGGAGGCACAGAGTTACCTACCATTCTTCCCTGTTCTGTCTTAGTTAATTTGATAGTGTTTCCATGTTCATCGATCCCATGATCAATGATGTAAGTAGGTTCAAAACCTTGTGCAGTGAATAGTTCTCTTGGCTGAAGCATACGGAAGCCAATATCAACAATTTGGTGCAGCTCACCTTTAACCATTACAAGGCCAAAGCGATCACGTGTTGGTATCGTACGAAGTGGCTCATGAATGCTGTTTCCGTCTTTCTCACTACCGTAGAAGGCAGTTAAAAATGCTTGTACTAATGCAAAATGACCCGCACTTGTAGTAATGGTGTGTAATGGTTCATCTACTGGTTGACCAATGTTGTTATTACGCAGTTTCACCAGGTTGCTGACGACTAAACTGTTATGATCTTTTGCAGTAATAGTATGAAGTGGTTCGCGAATATCACTACCAACTACACCCGTATAATGCTTAGCAATGAACGCAGTAACTAACGCATGATGCCCACCTTTCACCCCTGCGCAAATTGTGCGTAAAGGTTCATCAATAGGCATACATCTTGGGCTAGAAGCATTTGCACACTCAGTAAGTACTGGGGCAACGCTTTTAACCTTATCCATTGGAACAATAAATGGTTCTGGATTATTGATTACATAACGGACTAAACCATTTGCTATACGGCGACAAGTTGCCTCAACTAGAGGTTTCTTACGAGTAAAAATACTTGGGCAAGGAATTGACCAATCTATGCATTCTGCAGTGATGCGCCATGGTTTTAATTTCCCAGTTTTAACTGCTTTGCTATCTGGTGCAGCATGCGTAGGCTTGGGCCAAACAATAGGAAAGTTGTCACGACGAGCAACTAGAAAAAACCGTCTTCTTAGAGTTGGAGAGCCGTAATCCCGAGCACTCATTACTCGCCATTCAACTTTATAACCTTGATGACGTAATGCATTAACAAAGCACCTGAAGGTTTCACCTTTGTGCTTTTTACTCGGGAATCCATCTTTTCCTAGTCTGCCCCAAGTTTTGAACTCTTCAACGTTCTCGAGCATAATTATACGTGGTCGTGTAAGGTCAGCCCATCTAAGAGCAATCCAAGCTAAACCACGTATTTTCTTTTCAACCGGTTTTCCACCTTTTGCTTTAGAAAAGTGTTTGCAATCAGGACTAAGCCAAACCAATCCTACAGGCTGATTGTTTGTTACTTTTACTGGGTCAACATCCCAAACATCCTCACAGAAATGACGAGTATTTGGATGATTAGCACGATGCATTGCAATTGCTTTAGGATCGTGGTTAATAGCAATATCAACTGGACGGCCAAAGGCTTTTTCTAAGCCAGTTGATGTTCCACCACCACCTGCAAAATTATCAACAATCAATTCATGAGGTAATAAGTTAAGGTTGAGGCACATATTCATAATGCACCACCATTAACTTTTTTAAGCGTTAGTAAAACAGTGAATAATTGACCTGCAGAATATTTAAATGTCTTAACTTCAGTGCACTCAACTAAAAAGCGATGTTCACCAAAATTAACCCTACTTCCTGGTCTATCAAGTGTATAACGGCTCCAACCTTCAGGAATCGGATCACAGGAAAAATGGCCGTAGAATTTTTCAGGTCCACATTTAATGCTACAAAGGGGTTCAGCTACCCAAAAAACTTGATTGAGAAATTTTTTTCTCGCACGAAATTGATTGTTTTCCCCTTCCTTAATTCGCATATTTACCGCTATTTCGCATGATTCCCTATCGCGGATATTTTTAGCTTGGTTGCGGTCAACGATGAGTTTATTTTTCATATCATTTACTCGCACAAGCCATAAACAGAAGAACATGCTGATTGATCTTCTGTCAGTGGAATTAAATCGTAGTGTTTACCTCCTCTTGTTGTTTTGGACCATTCAACTAATTCATTGATGCCATGTCCTCGTTTATCGGAGTGAAAGAAAGTTGAAGAACCTAAACGGGATGCAGCGCTAACCATACGTTCCCATTGTTTAATTCGCTCAATTTCTACAGGGAAACGATCAGCGATTTTGCGCAACTCTGCTTTATTACAATGAATACAAGGCATACATCCAACTCGCCCCATACCTTGCTTGTACAAAGGGTTTGGTTCAACACCATGCTTAAAATGCATGTCAAAACAATCAGAAGCAGTCCATTTATGAATAGGTCGATAGTTTGTAACCCCATCCCCAATATTGTCGCTTATTGGTAACTTAGCTCGATCTGGTGATTCATCAGCACGTACACCTTGCCAAGAGATAATTTTGTATCCCTGATCAATAAGAGGAAACTGAAGCTTAAAAAGGATAACTTCACGTTTTAGTTCAGTAGAGCAAAATCGAGCTTTTGTTGAGGGAAATCTACCTTTCCAGATACATAAATCTAAGAATGGATTTCCAGTAACATTTGTATGTTTCAATGCACGAATGGCACTTTTCCGTGACCAATTTCCTTTTACTATTTCTCCACGAATTACTTTAAATAACCGCTTCCGTTTATTTTCAATTTGTTTAGAAAAGTCTGCTTTTAACCAAATAATTGGTACACCGACTTTATGTTCTAAATAACGTATATATTGATATGTAATTTCGTGTTCATTACCGGTATCGGCAAAAACAGCTAAAAGATTAGAGACATTTTGTTCAAGTGCTAAAAGCAATGTTGCAGCACTATCTTTTCCGCCAGAAATTGAAACAATGTTTATTACTGGAAAAAAAGGTATCTCAAAACTTACTCTTTTGAAGTGAAGGGGCTTGATAAAATTAATCATTGATCACCCCCTTGAATAACCTTAAATTCGATTACCCATACCCATGGGTTTTCATTCCAAGATTCTTTACCTTTTATTGCTTCCCAATGTTTTTGAAAGTTAAGAACTGGGTTATGAGAATTATTGCTTTGCTTAGTTGAATCAGTTTTTGGTTTATCAAAACCTTCAGCCTTAGCATCTACATCACTAATTTCAAGTAAACGCTCAACACGGATATCAACTATTTCAAGCAAAATACGTGATGCTTTACGAGGCATACGAGAAGATGGCTTCCATCTAACTGGATACCCCTTTCCCTTACAGTCTAAATAAGCAATTTCATTTGGGTTATCGGCTTTGTAGACAAATGACTCATGAGGAGTTCCACCTAAACTTCTAATTTTGGTGCCATAAGTTTCTTGTACAAAAAGTTGATCACCTACCTTTCCGAAGGGACATACTTGATTGCTATCTACAAAATTTTTAATCGTACCTTTATATGTAGAATTAATACCGTAAGAGTGACCTTTCCAATTAAAACCAGAAGATTGACTAAGTGTAGGTTGTGGCTTAATAACTCGACGAGTTTGAATTTTGTTGCCACTTAAAATGGCCCTAACCATTTCTGTATTAAATAAAATTGGTCGTACAGTCATGCTGCACCTTCCTGAGCTGGTTTATACAAGCTCACTTGTTCAGCATAATTCCAAGCACGTTCACAGATATTGTTAAAAGACGAGCGGCGTTCATCTAACCATTGTCTACGCCATTTGTTTTGTTCAACTGGATCTTTAATTAAGTTGTAGGCTTTGAAAAAAGCTGTCCGGTCAAGGTAGGAACCTAATAAAACGCTATTAAAGCTATCTACTAAATCTTGTTTCTCTGCATCTCTAACTTGTATAAGTGTTTCTTCAAAATTTGTTCCAAATTTAGAGACAAACCACTCTTCATGTCCTCCGAAAAGAAAAAATGGAACATCTATATCATGCTGTATTCCCTTCGCAGAATATTGTCCATTTCCAAGTACACAAGTAACTAATGCAGCAATTTTTAAATTTGGTGCTTCAAATGTACATTTATCACTAAGGTTTATTAATTCAAAAATCATTGTTCAGTCCCAACCTCAAATCGTAAATCTAAGAAAGCTTGGTTCACTGGACCTACGTAACGTGACCAGCCAAAGTTTTCTTGCCAAAACCACCAATTGTTCTGCTCGTCACGCTTCCACGGCGTTCCCTCAGAATCAGTGTGATTGGTGCCTAACGGCCAAACCTTTTGTTCTGAAGTCATGAAATCTCCTTTTGTGCATTGAATGCACGATTTAGAAATTTCTCTTCATCGGTTTGAGTGTTTACGATTTGATGCGGGGCATCTTGATTAATAAGACAAGTTGAGCACTGTTCTTCTTTAAAATCAGTGCATTTGCCTGAGCAGGGATGATTTGCTAAATTACTCACGTTCATTCTTCCAAGGGTTTGAACAGCCATAGACCATTTCCTGTTGGCGCAGGGAGTGGTTTTTTATTTCCAGCTAAGTAGATCAAGCTGGACTGATTTATCACTAGCATTTGTATGCCGCGATTTTTCGGCCCGTAAAGGCACTAATTCGAAGGTATCTCTGGTATACCCGTTATCTTTTGACCCACAAAAAACATTTCTGAGAAACTGGTATTCGGATTCAGCTTCTGAGACTTTTCTAGTGCAAATGTTTTTAATTACCTCGAGAGAGCTTTTACCTGCCATCTCACCTTCTACTTCTGAAATCTTTTTCTTACACATAGAACGGATGAGATTAGATAAGGAATTCTTGCCTTCTAGTTTGGCAATCCATTCCATCTTTGCTTTTTCTTCTAAAGTTAATTTTGATGAAGCATTTGCTAAAAGTTTTTCAGCCATACATACCTCATTACTTATTTCAAAAGTAAAACCACTTAAGCTGTTTGAGATTGCATTTTTTCTTTTTCACGGTTTACGAACGCATCTAAAGCGATGCCTTTCTGATACCCCACACTTTTTTGAGTGTTCTTTAAAATTCTTGAAACAGAACTTTGCTCAATCCCCGTTTCATCACTTACTTCTTGTTGGGTGTAACCGCGAGTGACTGTCAAAAACAATATTTTTTCTTTAAGCGTCATGTTCAGCTCTTAATGCAGACCTAGTAATGCAAATTATTATGCATATTTGCATTACAGTCAATGCAATTGTGAGTTATTTTCCCCAAATTATGCGAATACGCATAAAATAGGTTCGCAGAGTTAACGGTGAAATCTATGAATTACCTGAAATCGAATCTTGATTATTTGCTCACAAAGAATGAAACAAACCCCACTGATCTTGAGCAAAAGCACCCAGAGATTAAACAATCGACTGTATTCCGCATTTTGAACGGAATTACTAAAGATCCTAGACGCTCTACATTAGAACCTATTGCTAAATGGGCAGGCGTAACTGTTAATGACTTATTTGATAAAGATTTATCTGTCTTAGAAAGAAATCAAAACGAACATAATCCAGGTCCTGAGAATAATTTAATTTATGATACTGAGATCCATTTATACGAAGATGGTGACCCTGTTCCTGATGGTTATGTAGCTATTGATTTCTATAGTGAAATTAAGGTTAGTGCAGGAAGTGGTTACTTGAACATTGAACATCAAAGCCCTCATAAGTTCTTATTTCCAATTAATGAAATAAGAAGATATGACGTTAAACCTGATTGTGCGAAGGTACTAGTTGTAGATGGTGAAAGCATGATCCCGGATTTATATCCAGGGCAACGAATCTCAATTGATACATCTGCTAAAAGAATCTTTGATGGTGAAATTTATGCCTTTTTGAAAGGTGATGAATTAAAAATCAAGATGTTATTTGAATGGAATGAACAAGGTAAAGGTGGCTTCAAGGCAGTATCTCGTAATACAGACAAAGTTAAATATCCTGATGAATATTATTCACCAGCTCGCATTGAAGCAGAAAATGTACAAATCATTGGTCAATACTGGTGGAAATCTGAAGGTCGCAAGGTGAGACGTTAAGTTATGAAAAACAATAAAGAAAATACGGCAGACTTAATTGGTAGACAAGCTTTTCTAAAAACATTTGTCGAAGAGGTAGTAAGATCATCACCAGATATGGCTGCATCTATTCTAATGAATATAAAAGAACTCACTAATGAGCATCATCCCCTTGTAACTCAAGCATTTACAATGGATCATTTTGAAAATCATGATATGGCTGGCAACGTTATAAAGAATGCTCTACATGGTTTCGACATGGAATTAGCAAGAATGCTTAAGCTAACAGTTGAAAATTTAAAGATTTAGTCTATTAAATTAGTAAATTAACTTTTTAAATTAATAGCTTAGCATCCAATTCAAAAAACCGCTCTAGAAGCGGTTTTTTTATATCCAAAATTTAATAAGTAAAAAATAATGCACATTTGCATAATGCAGTATTGCATTACGTTATGCACTTATGCATAATAATTTCACCAACACATCTAATGGTGAATTAAAAGATGACTAATTTACGTCCTACTGATTGCGAAGAATTCATAAATGACATAGATGGCGGCGCTTTTGCAGAACAACTTAGTTATGCAGTTAGTAAAGTTGCCAGTGCAGCAATGGAAACTCAAAAAGTAGGAGTAATTACAGTTCAACTTAAGTTCTCGAAATCTAAAGGTGCTGGTCACAACAACATTACTGTAGAACATAAATTAATTTCGAATGCTCCACTTCCTAAAGGGAAATGTGTAGAAGAGCATAGAGATAAAACACCTATGTATGTAAATACAGGTGGTGATGTATCTCTTTTTGCGAAACATACAGAACAACTTTTTGAAGTAAAAGCATAGAAATGAAAAAAGCCCAGAAAACTTTGGTCGGCTATCGGGGCTTTTTCCTACCAATACTGAAAGTATTAAGGCAAATTATTATGAATCAGAAATATATAGGCAGTCAATCTGCCCCATCTACCCCTATTTGTTTTGTACCAGAACTTAGCGGGAATAAAACAAATAAACCAGCTACTTCTAGACTTTATCAGCATCCATCTGCAGAGGATCTAAAGTTTAAAAAAGATAGTAAGTGGCCGTATGTTTTATGCTTTCTTATATTTAGTGCACTTGCTATTGCTTTCCTTTATGCATGTGATGCAGAGGCTCAAGTGCGTGAGCAGAAGACTCAACATTGGCAACAACAATTTAACTCAGGTGAACCTGTTGATGTTCAAGTACATGTAGTTAAATTAGGTGGTGCACAATGAAAACCAACTATTTACGAGGATATAAACGTTACGAAAACAGTCTGAATAATCAAGCAAACCATAAATCAACTTTCCGCGAATTCGTTGGAAAGGATGAGGAACGTGGTTTATACAAAGTACGTTTAGGCCATACAGTTTATGCTGCAAATCACACATTAACTCGTGTTTATACGGTTAATGAAGCCAATGAATTAACTCCTGTTTCACAATATACGTTAAATACTAAGGATTGGATTTTACGAAACCTAGAAACCGAAATTAAATATCGTAGAGGACGTGAATTAGGTCAAATTCTTCAAAAAACGCACATCCCTTCCCCTGATCGAAAAGCTTACAAAATTCGTCGTGGCTTTCTTGGTACACGTTAATAAGAGGGAATCAGGTATGTTAGTTATTAAACCTTTTCGCGTAGTTTATGGAATTTGCCCACGATGCACATATGACAAATGCACTCTCGGTGTAAGTCATTCAGGTTCAGGTAGTCAATGGGAATGCCACAACTGCGGTTTGTGCTGGACTAATCGCTAAGGGGTAACTCATTAATGAAAGCTCTTATATTAGATACTGAAACCAACACTTTGAATGGTTATCCAATCGAAATTGCTTATACGCCATTTAGTTTCGAAAACGGTCAAATTCAAATTCACAAAGATCATGCATTTAGCCGTTATTTCTCTTGCCCTGAACCAATTGATTTAGAAGCAATGGCTGTACACAATATCATTGAAGCTGATATTGAAGGTCAACCAAGCTGTGAAGCGTTCCGGTTACCTGACGGTGTTGAATTCATTGTCGGCCACAATATTGATTACGACATTAAAGCACTAAATAAATGTGGACCAGCAATAAAGGCAAAGACTATTTGTACTTTAGCTTTAGCAAGGGATGTTTGGCCTGAATTACCAAGTCATAAATTGGCTGTTCTGTACTATTTCATAATGAGTAACCGTGAAGAAGCACGCAAGCATTTAAGACATGCACATTCAGCACGGGCGGATGTTTATTTTACTGGGATTATCCTAATAGCTCTTATTGAACGACTGGGAATAAAAGATTTGAACTCCTTATTTCTCATGTCTGAAGCTGTACGTTTACCCAAAATAATGACATGGGGTAAACACAAAGGAACGCCTCTTAAAGAATTACCGCGCCCATATATCTCATGGCTCCTGAATAAAGAAGACCTTGACCCACATTTGCGTAAAGCGCTTCAAAATATTTAAAGGTTAGCAACTATGAAACCTACTCTATTTACGCCTGAAACATGGGCGGAGTTTACCCAACAACTCAAAAATTCTTGGGAAAAAGATAACGCTGGTACTGATTCACCAATTTTTGTTGTTCAAGAAAAAAAGATTGTTTGGGGTTTAGATCCGGCTAGTGATTCTGTAGAAATCACTAATATTGTAGATGCCGATGATGAATCAACATATAAATCAATTGATGATTTTTTTGAATCTCTTAAAGCTACAGATAAGCATGCTTTAAATGGTTTAGCAATTGAAGAGGAAGATGAACTTTTCCTCGATGTAAAAGCTTCTACTCAAATAAACATTTTATCTGATTGGAATGAACGCAATATTCATATCTGCCATGGTAAATATTTTTGGGAAGATGTTAATTGCCATCTAACTCGTTCAGCTGCAGATGCATTTATTAAACGTAAATCGCATGATTTCGGTGAGTTGCGGGTATTTGTTAAGTCACTTTATTGGTGTGAGGAGTTTAAGAATTTACTTAACGCTATTATTAGCGGTGAAGTAGGTTTGACAAGTATAGATGACGACAACATCCTAAACGTTTTGGGACCAATTGAACCCAAAGCAGATAAAGAAATTAACTCAACTCAAGCAAAAAAATCTGCGAAGAAGGCCAATAACAAAGAGGAAAATTGGACTCGTTATCATAATGACAAACCTGTTGAGTCTCCGTTAGCTGGCCTTATTGAAAAGCTAAAGAAAACTAAAACTGCAGATGCAGCTAATAGTCTCATTGAGGAAACGAAAGACTGGGCTTCTGAAGATCAAAAATCTTTTTTAACTGAGTTAAATAAACACTTAGTCATCATTGCTGGTCAATCGAAAGAAAATATTTCAATTTCTGAACGAGTCAAACGAGCTACAGACCTGACTACGTTGGATGCGATTGAAATTGATATTTCAGAAGCAGATGAACGTATTCAAGAACCCCTAATGGAGCTGGTTATAAAAAGAAGAAAAGAACTAGAAGTTGAAAATAACTTCTTATTGGAGTCACCACAATGATCCAAATATACAACAGCAAAACCAGAACTTTCACTGTGGTTGGTAAAAACAGAACTCATGTGTTCTCAAATGTTTCGCTTCATGAAACAGATGCCCTGCTCTACAAGGCAAAACTTAAGGATTCCATTTGGAGATTTTAAATGATGAGAAACATCCCTGATTCTATGTCGTTTCCTTTCACTGTTTGGATGTGTGAAAACGGGTATTACCCATCTCATAAAAATGGATTCATTGTTTTAAAGCGTGGCAAAGAAGTTGCAAAGATATCAATGAATGAAACAAAAGATGGTTATCCAATGAATGATATTTGCCAAAAGAAATTTGCCTCGTTCTGCAGAGCATGGATGAACAGAGATAAACACTTTATTGAGCAATTACGTTTGCGTGGATTAGCAAGATTAAATCAAAAAAGTTATCAGATGGTGGCCTAAATGTTTGAAGTTAAGACTGCAGTGCAATTTGATGACGATGATGTTTGGATTGGAAGTGTTCTTATCTCGAAATGTGGCGGTAATGACGAATGGACGGCATATCTCGACAATGATGTGGAAAAGGAATTTGAAACTTTAGAGCAAGCTGTCACTTATTGTTTGGAGCAAGCGAATGATTAATTTAGCGAACCAAAGAGAAGCTTTAATTGCAGAAGTAGAAGTTTTTAAAAAAGACTGTATGGAGCTATGGTTTGTTCCTGATCTCGCAGCTTCTTATACAAATCGGGACTTTTTTTCTTATTCCATAATAGAAGATAACCAAGTCTTTTTTATGATCGAACAAACTCGACAACTGTGGGAATTCTGGAATAAAGCCAAGGATCATAATTTGCCTAAAGGTTCAGTTCTAATTGTTGAAGACCAAATTAAAACTATGTGGCAAGACAATGAAGAGCCTGAAAATTGCGTAAATAAAGAAAAAGACTTTAATTGTTTGGGTGATTGTTTAGACATTGAAGATATCATTTCAATCACAAAGCAACGCTATGCATATATCTCAGCCGAAAAGGTCTACGGTACTTGGGTAGCTAAATTTGAGGCTGGTGAACTGAAAAAAGATTATTTCTTCGTTGGTAGTCAAAAAGAATGTGAAGAAATTGTCGAAAGTAATAAAGCTCTTTATTCAAGCAGAATGGGAGCTAATTCATGATTTTTTATGACCGTGCTTTTTTTGAAGAAAATTTCAAAAAAACTGAAACTTTCAAGCAAGAAAGCAATATTCGAAAAAATGACATTCTTGTATTTAGTGAAACCATGAATGGCTATTTTAATATAGTGACAAATAAAGCTTGGTTACTTTGGAAAAAGGAAATGCAAGCTCATGCTGATTGGTATAAAAATGATGACCCAATTGCATATAAATGGGCCAAAGATGGAAGCCCTGAATATGAAGCTGACTTTTATACAAGTGCAAAAGCTTGGGCTGCAGCAAAAGCCCAAGCTGGGCCCACTTGGATCAGCGTAAAAGATGAAGAGCCACCTACAGACATAATGGTACTTATTTGTTGGGATAATGCACCAGATGTTACTCCAGAACAAGACTATATAACTATTGATGAAGATCTAAATAGTGTATGGGCAAATTATTATAATGACCCACCTTCTCACTGGATGCATTTTCATAGTGTGCCAAACGTATCGGGAGCTAAACAATGAACAAAATGACCCATGAGCAATTTTTGTTGATGAAATTAGCTGAAGAAGCTTCAGAAATAGCCCAGATTGCCTTAAAAACTGCTCAATTTGGTATGAATGAAAAACATCCTTCAATGGAGCTAAACAATAAACAGAGAATCCATCTTGAACTTAACGATTTATTTGCGATTGTCGATGAGTTGAATAATTGGTACCACTTCAATTATCAACCGGACCACTTAGCTAAAATTCGAAAGATAGAAAAACTTAATGAGTATCTAGGTTACTCAATTAAGTTAGGTAAAGTTGAAGATCCTTGGAGCTTTTCCAAAGAAAAAGCTACGGGTAGTTTGGAGGGCTAAATGGAAAAGTATTTAACGTCCAATGCCATATGTAAAAAGTACGAAATTAGCAAGCGAACTTTAAGCCGCTGGGAAATTATGACACCTTGGGGCATCCCTTTCCCGGCCCCCGCATTTGGTAACACACCTGGTGCTGTGAAACGATACTTAACTATCGAAGTCAAAAAGTGGGAAAGAAAGTGTTTTAAGAAAAATAATGAAGACACTGAATCAACTGATGTAACAGAACCTGAATATTTAAAAGCTATATAA